TAAAAGAGGTCGTCCAGTAGTAGCTGGATCAGCTCGTCAATCAAGATTAGATGCGCGTGCTCAAAGAGCAGCTCAAGGTTTGTCAACAGGTAGAGGCCGTCCAGCCAGCCAGACAAGTGCTCGCCAAGCTAAATTAGCGGAAAAAGCAGCTAAGATCGCAGCGGGTATTGAGATCAAGCGTGGTGCACCTAAAAAAATGGCTACTGCTGAACCAGTTTCAGCGTAGTATAGGTTAGGAGTAACCTTGGGTCCTGAGCCTGTTGGTGGGTAAGGGACCCTTTATTTATTATTATTAAATTTTTTATATGAAGCAATTAATCGATTTTTTATTAACGTTTTTTTTAGGTCAACGAGCTCAAGGTGAGTGGATCAATCTAGAGTACGGTACCCGAACATCTTTCACCACTAGTGATCCAGACAACCGCCCAGAGCAATTTACCTGGTTCACTGAATTTAGAGTGAGTTGTTTACATGGTAAACAAAATGTTTATTTGGAAGGCTAAATAATATTACTTACCTTTACGTTATAAAATTAAATTAAAAGTTATGGCTACAAGATCATTGATTGGAATCAAGTTGGAAGACAACATAGTAAAAACAATTTATTGCCATTGGGATGGTTACCCAGCACATGCTGGTAAGTTGTTAGTAGATAATTACAATTCACCCGCTACAATAACTGAGTTGATGGAGTTGGGTGATCTAAGTTCACTAGCTGAGTCACCAGACCAGTGTAAAGCTTATCACCGCGATCGAAACGAACCGTGGGGTATGGTTGAACCGAGAGACACAGACGTTAATGAATTAGGTACATTAGCGAATGATTATGGAGTGGATTATGTGTACATTTATAATGAAAACTTTGAGTGGGAGTGCTCCAGACCAGATTATTTATCTGGTACACTAACGCCATTAGAAATATTGAGTGAAATAACTCTAAATTAGGTTCATACTTTTAATTTTTAATTTGATCGGGCTCGGGTTTCTACCCGGGCTCCATCTGATTAAAATTTGGATGGCAAAATTAAAATCGTATCTTGACACTATAAAAATATAAAAACATGAATTACAAAAATCAAATGACACCAGGTACTAACTTTAAAGTTACGTTTACTAAATCAAATGGTGAAGACAGAACGATCGTAGGATCAGTAAATGAAAGTGGTAAACACAACAGTGGTAAACCGAACTTAGTAACCGTATTGGAAAACAAAACGGGCGAGTACAGAACGGTAAACACGAACACGATCAAGTCGTTTCAGTTAATCTAGTAGTTAACACATTTAAATAAAGCGTGGGTAGGCATAATTGCCTACCTATCTTTATCGTACACAAAAATTAAAAAGTATGAATATCAATTTAACACATGAAGAATCAGAAGCCCATTTCTACAATGCAATCTGTAATGGTCTAGGTGAATTAAGGTACTATGATCTAGAATTAGATTATGATGCTAAAGAGTATAAAGCCGCTAAGCAGCAGCTGAGTAATAAACAACCAGACACCCAGGCGTGCTGGGAAGATGTGTTGATGGAGATGCTCCGCAGTAATAACACATTATGGATCGTGGATCAAAACGACAGCGAGCGTCATCCTATCACGCTCGATCTAGTTCACGAGCGCGTTCAACAGACACCAGTTAATCACTTAATGAACGCCATTAACGAGAATGACGATGCAACAACAGCTGATTGTATTATACAAACCGTAATATACGGTGAAGTGATATATGGTTAAATAAATGGGGCGGGGCAAAGCCCCGCTCGTACATTGACGGTATAATAAAAATTAAAAGATATGTTAACTAAACAAGTTAGAGAATTAGAAAGACAAGCAGATGAAGCGTTAGCTAATGCTGCTAGAGTAAATAACCAATTAAAAATCAGTAATTTAAAACCCCAATATTATGCATTTGGGGGACGAGGTGATGTTTGGAGTAATACAGCTCACATTGCTCAGTCAGGCGAGTATGTTACAATGTGTGATCGACCAATGTTAAGTAGTAATTGGGTAAGGATCGAGGGCGTTGAGCACATAGGTTGTCCTGAATGTCTATCTAAATACAATAATAATAATTAAGCACATGAGCAAATTAACATTTACAGACGGTGAGTCATTCGATTTAAGTGGTCCATTACGTTTGGAAGAACGATACGATGGATGGTATGTATTAGGTAATAATAGAATGATACCCGTGGCTAGTCAAGATGCAGGTCGTAAATTAATTGATGACGAATTAGCTAAAGTATATAACATTATAGATATAATGAACAAATTAAATAATTAAACACATGAAAGAAATAATCGAACGTATAATAAAAGAAAACAACGTAGCACGTTTAGATAGTGACCGTATTGAGATTGAATGGAACGATCTAGATAACATGTCAGATGATATAGTGAGAGAAATAACTAATTACATTACTAACAAATTAAACAATTAAAATATGAACGTAAACGATTTAATGAACATGAACGACATGTACTATGTAGGAAACATAATCGATGTAGACGGTGATGGATGGGTAACCAAACAAGAAGCACAATCGATATTAGACGAGCTGATGGGTGATGTTGAAGATGTTAAACCAAATACCAGCTACAATGATAAACCATCAAGTGAATACAAGGACATGATAACGCGTGTGGGTGTTAAGATCTAGCGCGCGTACAAAAAAGCTGCGCGCTGCACAAAAATGTTGTGGGGGTCGGGACGTTATCGATCGATAGCGGACCGATAGCGGTATTGTAGCGGATTGCTCCCACGCCAACTGCGATCCATATACGGGGTGTGGTCGTGCACAAAAAAGTGCGATGTATTCTCAACGAAAACACGATCTTTACACATCGACAGTATATACGCATATCCGCGATTCCATTTAACCCATTTCGCACCCACATTACGCAATCTCAACTCTAACTTTTAACAAATTTTTTGTATCGACAAAGTATATATGTATTGACATGAAAAAATATACAGACAATATATTATTAACTAAAGAAGCGTTCGCACTATACGCGCGACAATTGCGTGAACAAACCGCTAAACAACACGGTATGACGCTAGAGCAGTGGGATGCCGCGGTACTTAGCCAATCAACCGTGCATCCGGTATCGGGTTCCGCGCAATAAGTGTGGTTGTGGCACGACTCTTACCTATATTTCCCAGTATAAAATAATAATATGAGACGAATCACACACGACGAAGCATTAACTTATAATGAACTGGATATATATGATCCATTCGTATGCCAGAAAACACACGCTTTTACCCTTTCCCCCGACCCAAATGATCCTAAGTGGGAAGTAGTTACTTATTATAGTGATCCATCTATTGGCGATCCTACGTACATGCGTAAGTCGCAAGATGGTATTAGTATAAGAGTTGATAGTAAGCCCGATAACAGTTGGTTTGAGGACCTAAAAAACATGGACTTATAGTATATACGTATAAGCGTAGGATAAGTGTAGGCAACAGCAACTTAAGCAGACTATTAGAAATTAATATTTATAGATATGGCAAAACATTACAAATTAAAACTAGCTGATAAAGCGGCTTTACTCAATAAGTTTGAGAAAGTAGGAGTTAAAGTAGATAATTTTGATATTAAGGATAATAAATTGGATGATACGTTTGAGTTCGATGTGACCGATCCTGAAGCAATCTCTACTATAAATGCTATATTACTTAAATCTCCTAAGATAGATACTGTTAAGGAACATTTAAAACAGATGATTCGAGAAGAAATAAAAAATATTAGAAATAGAGAGTAACCAAAAGTTACTCTTCTTCTTTGGAGATACAAGAAATTTCACGTAACTTAACCTTATAATTAAGGAATTAACGGGAACATAAAGAACCGTATATTTATATATAAACATATATCACATGAGATACAAAAACAACGTGCTAGATAAATTAGTACAACTAGAAACAAGTGTAAACAGAATTCAAATTCAAGTGAATAGAAATATATCACAAGAAGGATTGAATGAATCTATTGACCGTGTAAAAGAAAATATCGAATCAATTAGAGAAATTCTTTCTGTTGAACCGGATGATTTTGATCAACAATTTGCACCTAGACAATAATATAATATGATAATTGCTTTATGGGTTTTATTAATCCATGTAATTGAATTGGCTATCGTTGGGGCATTTTTACTTATTAGACGTAATAATGCTTTGGAAAAAGCCTTTACCGAACAACAACAATATATTGATGCTATTGGTATCATTGCTGCTGATGGTGAAGAACGTCTAAAAGAATTAGATGCTCAAGGCGCATTTCAAGCCGATGATGAAGTAGGTACTTTCTTTCAAAATTTAAAGGAAATACAAACTCTTGTAAGTCAATTCAATACTCGTAAAAACTAGTTTGGTTACGTTTCTTCCTTTACTTATATTGTTATTAAAATTTAAATAATAACATGGCATATCCATATGAAGAAGATTACGATTTAGACATCTTTGCTGAAGATGACGTAATTGCTTTAACTAAAAGAGGGCTGCCTCGTAAACGTAAGCCCAAAGAACCTAGAATATATTTTACTCAAGATACTGAAGATGCTATCGTGGAATATCTTATTACCATCGATATGGCTGAACGTAATCGCATTTATAATGAGCGTATTAAATACGGTTTTTATAAGTTAGCCGAAAATATTATTCATACGTTTAAATTTTATTATACCGATACTGATACTATTGAGGAATTAAAACATGAAGTAATTACTTTTCTTCTTGAAAAATTACATTTATATAAATCTGAGAAAGGTAAAGCATTTAGTTACTTTGGTACTATTGCTAAACGTTATTTAATTGTATATAACGAGAACAATTATAAAAAATTACAAGAGAAAGCTGATGTAGATGAAATAGATGAGGATAAAACTCAACTACATGAATCAATGGATGCTATTGATGAAATGCATTCACCTAATCTCTTTATCAATCAGTATATCAGGTATATCGATAAGCACATATATTCATTATTTCCCAAACAACATGATGCTCAAACAGCAGACGCTATTATTGAATTATTTCGTAAACGTGAAACGTTAGAAATATTTAATAAGAAAGCGCTATACATCTATATACGCGAAATGACAGATGTATCTACTCCTCAGATTACTAAAATTATTAAAAAATTGGATACATTACGTATTCGATTATATAATGAATACTACGAGCATGGATATATAAAGATTTAATTACTTATATTTATACGTAAACGCATTTTATGGCTAATTTTGATGATGTAACAGTATTCGATGGTATGTCTTTATCGGACCTGTTTAAAAAAATACACAAGAATAATAAAGATATTGATAAACAAATTGGAGATTTTATTGATACTATAAAACCTATGGCGACAGCTAATGCGGGTTCAGCAACAATGTTAATGCCTACTGTTAAAGATTTAATTGATGTTAATGTAAAAAATAACGAACAATTAATTAAGATGGCGGCTATCGCGCAACGTGCTGCAACTATTAACGCTAATTCAGGTACTGACTTAATCAATATGGATGAAATTAATGCTCTATTAGAAGAACAAAAATCAGTACAGGAACAAGGACAAAAACTACTTGAACAAACTCCTATTGCACAATTAGAAAATAAATAATATGGCTATACAGTTTGGTTCACCTTCAAATCCCAATAGTCGTGGTTCCGTTGTTATACCTTCCATTAAAGAAAAAATTGGTAAGGTATATGGAGTCATTACAGGAGAGAATACTCCAACAAAATATTGGTTTGAACGTTTAGGTGGATTTAATGCTGTTGGAACTATATTTTATAAAGATTATGAAACCTCTGTAGATGAAATTGGAGATTTAAGTGATAGGTTTTTTGAAGAATGTTTCATTGCAAAACCTCTTTCCCAAAACATAGCTTATCCTTTACCAGATGAATTAGTAATATTAACTGGAGAAGGGGTACCATCAGCTGCTACTCAAGAAAATATATATAGTATTCAAACATATTATATTGGTACTTTAGCAGTATGGAATTTATCCCAACATAATGCCCAACCATCAGGAAATGAATATAATTTTAAAACATTTGAATCCGATGCTAATATTAAAAATTTACTTCGCTTTGAAGGAGATTATGTAGTACAAGGTAGAAAAGGTAATTCTATTCGTTTTGGGAGTACAATATCTGCTACAAATTTAAATGAATGGAGTACTAAAGGTAGAAATGGAGATCCTTTAACTATTATCTCTATTAATAAAATGAGTGAAAATGAAAAAATTCACATTGAAAAAATAAATAATGAATATTCTTCTATTTATTTAACATCTACACAAGCAATTCCTTTAAACCCTGATAGAACAGGAACTTTAAATCCTCTTACTAATCCTAAATCAGTATCGGGGTATGAAAATTCTCAAGTTATTTTAAATGGAGATAGAATTGTACTTAATTCTAAAAAAGATGAAGTAATGCTGTTTGCTACAACTAATATTGAATTAAATACAGATTATCATATTAATTTAAACGCTAAGGAAAGAGTACATCTTAATTCTAATAATATAAGTTTAGGAACAGTTAATAATAAACTACCAAGCGAACCTATATTATTAGGTCATACTACTGTAGAATTTCTTAAAGATATATTATCAGATTTAATATCATTTGCTTCTTCAACTACAGCTGTTATTACTCCTTCTGAAGGGGCTCCTATATCTAAATTAAATACTGCTGGAAGAAAATTACATAATCGTTTAGAAAAAAGACTTGCTGAAATTGAAAAATTAAAATCTAAAATAAGCTATACAGCATAATGTCTACTAATAAAACTATAAACCAAATTAATGTTTCTAATTTAGTATCACCTGATATTAATAAGACTCTTAATGCTATTAAAGATCCTAAAGCATTTGGGGATCAATTATTAGAAGCAGAAAAACAAAAATTAAAGAAAAAATTACTTGGAATAGTAGGACAACTTAAAGATGCATTAGTAGAAGCAATAAAAAAAGTAGCTGATTTAGAGATTAATCATCAAAAAACATTACTTAGCTTAAATAAAAAACGTAATCCCCCTGATATAATACTTAATGGTGAGGTTATAAAAGGTATTCCTCTTTTAACTGAAGAAGAATATCAAATAGCATTATTAAATGAAAATAGAAATTATGAAAAAGCTAAAAGTGATCTTGAAAAAGAAAAAGATGATTTAAATAAAAAGTTAATTAAGATTATAGCAGATCCTTATAAAGATGCTAAAGAAAAAATTAAAAAGGCTAAAGACAATTTAAGAAAAAAATTAAATAGAAGTAAAGAAGAAAAAAGAAAAGCTAGAAAAGATTTAGCAAAGCAAGTACTAAAAAATCTTAAAAAAACTCTTGTTCCTATTATTACATTAGTATTAACTGAAAAATTAATTGATATATTATCTGATAGTGAACGAATTGAAGAATTAATTACTCAAACAAATCTTATTATAGATTCAGCTGATACAAAAGAAAAAATAAATCAGGCTAAAGCCGCTAGAGATAGTGCCCTTAATATAATAAATAATCAAGAAAAGAAAATTCAATCTGTATTAGATCAAATTCTACAGATGGAAATATATATTACTATATTCGATACAATTGTTAGTATAATATTAGCTATTCCTATCCCATCTTCTGTACCACCCGGTATTGGTGTACCTGTTAATTTAATTATTAAACTTCAACGATTATTAGCTACTGCTGAAAAAATTGCAAGTGGGTTATCATTATTATTAGCTATTTTTATACCGATTTTAGAAGAAGTTATTACAGATTTAGAAAATTATAAACAACAACTTCATGATATTAGTGATTTATTAGACGAAACAACTACATCTGTTTTAGATACAAACCAATTATCTGTTTTATTAGATCAAATCACTCAAACCCAAAACGTAATTGAAGAATATAAAGGATTTAAATTTGTTATAAAAGAAGAACAAACATTAGGAGTTAATACTGCTAAAGTAGTTAAAGGATTTAAACGACATTATGCTGCTGCTATAGATCGTGATGGTGTAGAACGTATTAAAAGCGAATATTCATTTACTCAAGAACCACAAATATTAGTGGATCAATTAAAATTAATAATAGATCAAAAGAATTTACAAGGATAAATATTTATAATTATGAACATTAAAGCATTTAAAAGATTAATTAAAGAAGCCGTAATCGATGCCATTCATGAAGAGTTACCATACATTCTTGAAGAGCACATGGCTAAACAAGAAAAAAAAGCATTACGTGAAGGTAAAACTATGAACTTTACTAGTGCTAATGTACCAACAAACCCATTACCTGGTGGTGTCCGTAGTCAATTAGCAGCACAAATGGGTGACGCATTTGGTTTTCAACAACAACAACCATTAAAAGTGATTGATGCTGTTGATGAATCTACTGGTGAAAAAGTAAATCCATTCGCTGCATTTATTGCAGATGCTGCCAATAATATGTCACCAATGGACAGACAAGGATTAAGACAATTAGATTAATATGCCTATACCTCAAACAATACGTGTAAATCCGTTAGATTTACAAAAAAGAATTGCTATTGGGGTATCATTACCTTTTAATGGTCCTGGAGTATTTAATAAAACATATACTACTAAAGATCAAGTAAAATCTAATCTAATCAATTTATTACTTACCAATAAAGGTGAAAGAATAATGAACCCTGAATTTGGTTCAGATATTAAAAAATCTTTATTTGATAACATAACTTCGAATTTAACAGAAACGTTAACTGAAAAAATAGCTGAATCTGTAAGTATTTTTATACCTCAAATTATATTAACTGATGTTCAAATAAATAATTCTGATGTTGATAATAATCAAATTAGTATAACAATACAATATAGATTAAAAATTTCTAATGAACCCGATCAAATAACTGTACAATTTATATAATAAATGGCTATAACTAATAAAAATGTTTCTTACGTAAATAAAACATTTAGTGATTTTAAAACATCACTACAGGAATATGCTAAAACATATTTTCCTACTACATACAATGACTTCTCAGATGCTAATCCAGGAGCTATGTTTATTGAAATGGCTTCATATGTTGGGGATGTTATGTCATTTTATTTAGATACTCAAACGCAAGAAAACTTTTTATTGTATGCTAAAGAAAAAGAAAATTTATATGCTTTATCTTATGCTCTAGGTTATCGCCCTAAAACATCTTACGCTTCAAATACTAATGTTGACCTATATCAACTATGCCCAACAGTTACAGGATCAAATCCATTACGACCTGATATTACCAATTATGGAGTATATATACCAGCTAATACTGTTTTAACATCTACTTCTACAGGTACTAAATTTTTAACTACACAAGAAATAGATTTTAGATATACAGGTAGTACTCAAGAATTTACAAACATACAAGGTACAGACTATTTTTTAATTAGTAAACCTGTACCAGCAATTTCAGCTGAAATAAAAACAACAACTTTTACTTTTGGTTCTCCTCAAAAATTTTCTACAGTATCTATTTCTGATACTAATATTTTACAAATATTAAGTGTTACAGATAGTAATAATAACACATGGTACGAAGTACCATACTTAGCTCAAAGCACAATACTAAATAAAAACTCAAATCCAGCTTCTGGATCTGACGGAGTTAGTTATTTAGCTAGTTTATTAAATGTACCTAGACGATTTACATCAAGAGTTTTATCTGATAATAGTTTACAACTAGAATTTGGTTCAGGAGTATCTAACTATAATGATGAATATATTTTACCAACACCTAATAACATTAAATCTGGATCAATCTCAGGTGTGTCTGATTTATATAAAAATTATAATGAAGCCTCAGTATTATTTACTAAAGAATATGGATTAGCTCCTTCAAACACTACTTTAACAGTACAATATCTTGTTGGAGGTGGTGTTGAATCAAATGTTCCTGCAAATGATCTTACCACAATAGATAGAACAAATATTATATTTAAAGGTGCTGCTCCTTCTCCTTCAATGCAAACTTTTATAAAAGAAAGTGTAATTTCAAGAAATCCATATCCTTCATTAGGTGGTAGAGATGGAGATGAAGTTGAAGAAATTAGAAATAATGCTTTATATGCTTATTCTTCACAATTGAGAGCTGTAACTAAAAATGATTATATTTTAAGAACTTTATCATTACCTTCTGATTATGGTAGTATAGCTAAAGCTTATATTTCTCAAGATATTAATTATAGCCCAACTCAAACAGTAAGCACAGTTGCTATAAATAATCCTTTATCTTTAGATTTGTATATTTTGGCTTATAATAATAATAAACATTTATTGCAAGCTAATCCTACTTTAAAAACTAATTTAATAAAGTACCTTAATGAATATAGGATGGTTACCGATTCTATCAATATTAAAGATGCTTTTTATATTAATATAGGTGTTAATTTTGATATTATAGTACTAAGTGGTTATTCTAATAAAGATATACTAACAAGTTGTGTATCATCTTTAATAGATTATTTTGATATAGACAGATGGTCTATTAACCAACCTATTGTACTTTCTGATTTAACATCTAGATTATTACAAATAAAAGGAGTAGCTTCTGTTGTAAAATTAGAAATAATAAATAAAACGGATGCTACTGGAGTCAATTATTCTCCATATGGTTATGATATTGCTGGGGCAACTAGAAATGGTAATATATATCCTTCAATAGACCCTGCTATATTTGAAGTTAGATATCCTAACACAGATATACAAGGTAGAGTAATAGTAAGTTAAAAATTAAAAATATGAATTTAGAAAAATTAAAAGGACACGTTCCAGACACAGTTATAGCCCAAATTCCAGGAGTAATGGAAAAATTTCAAATTAATACTCCACTACGTTTAGCACACTTTTTAGCCCAATGCGGTCATGAATCAGGTGGGTTTAGATTAACTAAAGAAAATTTAAACTATAGTGCTAAAGGATTAATGGGTATATTTAAAAAATATTTCCCAACTGAGGCCCTAGCTAAACAATACGAGCGCAAACCAGAAAAAATAGCTAATAAAGTATATGGTAATAGAATGGGTAACGGTGCTGAAGTAACTGGAGATGGTGCAAAATATTGTGGTCGTGGTTACATCCAATTAACTGGTAAAGATAATTATACTGCATTTGGCAAATCAATCAATGAAGATATTGCTGCTAATCCAACAGTAGTGGCAGAAAAATATGCATTACTATCAGCTGCTTGGTTCTTTAATAAAAATAAATTACACATCATGGCGGATGGCGGTGCAACTGATGCAGTTGTTACGTCAATCACTAAACGTGTAAATGGTGGTACAATTGGTTTACCTGATCGTATCAAACACTTTAAAGAATATCACGCGTTACTTGTATAAAATAGTTTAGTATTTACCATATTTATATGTAGTAATTACTAACTATGGCAATCTACAAAATATTCCCTGAAAAAAGTGCTACTCTATATTCATTTTATCCAACATTAAACACTGGATTAGATGAAATATTAGAAATTAGCACCTTTGAATCAATTAATAGCACAGATGAGGTATCACGTGCTTTAATTAAATTTCCAACTAATCAAATAAGCGAATCACTAGCTAGAGCTGCTGGTAAGGCATTTGATGTATATTTAAAGTTATATTTAGCTAACGCTTCATCCATACCCTTAAACTATACGTTATTTGCTCACCCAATAGCAACTGATTGGAATAAAGGTACAGGTAGATTAGGTAATTCTCCTATTACTACTGACGGTGCTGGATGGCAATATAAAGATCAAAATAGTGGGAGTGTATGGTTCTCTAGTTCTTTTGCTTCTGGGACTACAGGTTCTTATAGAAGCGGAAGTAATGTAGGTGGTGGGTTATGGTATACTAGTTCTAACTATCAATCAACACAATCATTTACAAATTTAACTTCTAAAGATATTGAATTAAAAGTAACAAATGCTGTAAGTGCAAGTTATACTAATATTATATCTAATTATGGTTTTATTTTAAAGCACTCTTCATCTATAGAATTTACAACACAATCTAAATTTGAAACAAAATATTTTTCAGATAATACTCATACTATATATCCACCATGTCTAGAAATAAGATGGGACGATTCGGTATATAGCACAGGTTCATTATCTGTTATTTCTAATAACCTATTTGTTCCTTCATTAGGTAATAATAAAGGTGAATTTCAACAAGACTCAGTTCAACGATTCAGAGTAAATGTAAGAGATAAATTTCCCGCTAGAGCTTTTCAAACTAGTTCAGTTTATTTAAACAATAAAGCTTTACCATCTACTTCATATTGGTCAATAAAAGATTTGGATAGTGAGGAAATTGTCGTAGATTATGATACAACATATACTAAAATTAGCTGTGATGTTAGTGGTAGCTA